GTAATCGGACTTGGTTGCGTTAATACCACTGGGTTTACCATAGCACTCGTATTCAATTGCTATGTTGCCAGTTCGAACCCACATGTCTCGCTCGGACTTCACCTCAATCTTCTTGTCCTGTAGCATGTCAGCAACACGCTTCTCGCGTACCTTGCCATACTGTAGGTCAATATCGAACTTCTTGCGGTCTGCTACACACGGTTCAAGACTCATCTTTCTTCCCCCTGAATCTATGCTTGAAGAACACAATCGTATTCAAGCCTGTGTTGATAGTTACCATAGCTAGCAACCACCATTGCCACCAGAGTAGCGTAAACTGCCCAGTATCGTCAAGCATTTTTCTCTGCTTCCTTCAATTTAAGTGCCATCCACTCATTGTAGCAGGGATGCCCTTTGGGTGGGTCGTGTTGTACCCACCCGTCTCCACGTTTCCAGACCATCATGCTGCTGTCAAGTCCACAACTTCACAAACACCAGCCGTACAAGCAAGTTCACGAGAGCCGCTGGTATTGTCTTCCTTCTCAAACAAAGAAAGCTTGTTCCAGTCTAGTTCTACGTAGCTGTAGGATTGCTGCCAATCGTTGTACTCGTCAACGTCTATATCCTGATACGGGGCTTGCTGGTATGTGTGGTCGCTGTGCGGCAAGAAGGACACCCCAGAAGCCACATCGAAGTTCTCGTACACCCACGCCCCTACTTCCATCCACTCGTCTTCCTTGACAGAGATAGTTACGGATGGCTTGTGTTCACACCAATGCAGCGCGTATGTTTTCCACAGTTCTAGCTGTTCTATAGCTGTCATCTGCGTACGTGTTACCGCACCCTCTGGTGACTTCATAGCGAACGAAAACACGGTTGTTGAGTCCGGCTTCATCACATCCCGTTCATTAGGAACACCCGCATCAATCATAAACTGTGTTAGCGGGTCTTTGTTATCCCCGCGAACCGTCCTGATATAATAGTCGTTGTGACGTGCGTGGATACCGCTAGCCGTATCAGTTAGCTGAGATACCGTACCCGATGGCTTAACACAGGTGATTGCAGCAGACTGTGGAACGCCCAGCTTGTCTGCATACTTCTTGTTTGTATCTACCGCTTCCTGTCTCATCTCCTGCAGCCAGCGTGGGCTATCTACGTTCTTTGACAGTACAGAGTGGTCCATGATACCAGTCAAAGATACACCCAATAGTCTCTCTTCTTCTGTGTTCTTCTTCCACACGTTTCGCAGGTATTTGAAGTCGGTCAGGGTTGACTGTAGTGTACCTAGTATGGTTGCTAGGCGAACCTTGCGCTTCAAGCTGTTTAAGTCATCGCTCTCACGTACCATCACCTCTGACAAATTACAGAACTGATACGGACGAAGTATGATTTCAGAACACGGGTTAGTACCCCACATGTGTCCTGTCTCACGACGTTCGTTACGTGCTACCTGCTTGTCAGCCGCCTCACGGTTAAACATACCCCGCTCACCAGACTTGCTCTCGTACAGGGCAACCCATTCCCGCATGAACGTACCAATTTCTGGCTTACCTTTGTAGGCTACAGAGTTGTTAGCCAAGGCACGTTGGCCTTCGTTCTCCCACCACATACCAGACTTAGCATGTGCCATCTGGTCGTCGTTCAAGTTCGACAGACTAATCAACGCTGACCGTCTGACTCCCCCAACAACTACAATCTCCCCAATCTTACACATCAGGTCGTGACACTCGATAGGAAACAGCTTGCGTCCCTGTGCTTTCTTGAATGTCTGCACAACAAAGCGGAACAGGTCATCCAACGGTTGTGGCCCTGATGCTCTGCCGCCCATAGTCTTGAGGCGTTCACCTGCCGCACGAACCTGCGACATATCCCAAGTAGGAATCTGTCCTGCATACAACAGCGCAATCAGTTCGCGAAGTGACTTAGCCCATCCGGGCTTGGAATCACCCACCTTGATTACGGTGTCGGTGTTGTGCATGGCATCGCTAATCACGGGCAGCTTATCTACGTTCTCACGCTCAACAGAAAAACCTACCCCAGTGCCGCACATCAGGATGTACATGCACTCGTCAAACGAACGAGGGCTGTCTACTGGTATGTAGCTACAGTTGTACCCTGAGATGTTGTCCCGTGCCAAAGCTGGCCCAGATGTCATCATCGCTCTCATGCTAGGCATAATCTCTAGGTTCAGGATAGCCTCGCGGATATCTTCTACGTCCTTCTTCGGCAAGTCATACTGATGCTTACCTTTCACTTGATTGACCATGAAGTTGACGTAGCGGTCAACGGTCTCGTGCCAGTCCTCACGACGCTGTTCGTCATCTAGCCAACGGGCGTACCGTGACTTGTGTATGAATTGTTGATAAGTAGTAGGTAACATATTATTCATTGTCTTCTCTTTCTTTTGGTAGCCAAACGTCAACATCGCTGTTGCAGTTCGGACAGTGTAAGTTTGTTAGCATAGCGAAGTTTTCGGTTTCTTCGGAGATGTCGTGGTCGCATCCCCAGATTAGTTCAGTTCCACAGTGCCAGCATTTCATTCTTCTTTTACCTCTTCTATCAGTCTTCTGAGGTAGAACTCTGCTTTTTCGAGGTCTTCGATTCCGTTTTTGTATCGGTATCTCCAGAGGTATTTGAGGATGTTTCCTTGGAGATAGAACTCGTAGCCATCACCTGTCGCCGCCTTGATTGCATCAATGCACTCGATACCTGCCTGATTGTAGTGTGGGGGCTTGTTAACCATATCGACATTTCCGTACGCCTCTTTACCTGCTCGTTCGTATTCTTCGTCTAGCTGTTTCATAATATTATAGTAGCTGGTCATCTGTTGTCGCCACTTCCCTTCAGTTTGTTTTCCCGCGAACGCTTGTGTAGTTTATTGATGTTCATCTCAGCTATGTCTTGCATGGAATACCCCAAGTCATTAGCCAGACTTGCAATGTACCACAACACGTCACCTAGTTCAAGGGCAATCGCATGATTCGAATCAGTGTTGCCGTCTCGTATAATCTTCTTGACCTTGTCAGCAACCTCGCCAGCTTCCCCAGCTAGCCCTAGCGCAGGGTACAGTATCTTGTACTCATCAGGATAGATAGCTGTCTTGATGGCTTCTTTCTGATAGTAGTTTATGTGCCACTGGTCTTTCACTGTTTCTCTCCGAAGTTTACCTTAACTATATTGTCTTCACGTTCGATAACCTTGTCCGTCATCTCCCGCAAGTTATCAGCGTCTTCGTCATCTTCGAACTCAGCCCGAAAACTTTGAGCCATATTAACAAAAGTAATACGAGCCATACCCGCATCCCACACACGTTCAAAATCATTCTCCAACATCTCAATCATACCGTTCAGGATAACCATCCCAGCAGGTACATCTTCCACGTTTACCACGTCGGGTTCGGTGGTATCGTACGCTGTCATGTTGAAGCTGTCAGAATCTGTGTTATTAAGAATCAGGTAGAACCTGTTTTTCAACAGGCTAGCCCTCTCCATCTCGCGTTCTAGGTCTTCGCTATTCATCATTGTCTGCCTTTCTCAACCACTCAGAGGGTATGTTTTTCTCAGCCCATTGGAACTTGTGGCGGGTACACCAATCAGCGTAGGTAGTCTTGCTACCGCGATATATCTTGTTACGAGCGTTCATAAATACAAAGCGTATGTCTAGCTTTGGATGCTGCTTTTTGATGAGTATCATTTTTACCCGGTCAGCCTTGGTCAGTTCGCCCTTGGCCTCAACATAGATGTTTGTTTCGGGTAGATAGAAATCTGGGGTGTATGTTTTGGGGTCGGGTACGTAGACTAACTTTTGCTGTTCGTACTCAAAAGGTACTTTCTTTTCTGTCAGGCTACGAGCCAAGCTGAGTTCAAACTGTGACCTGTATCCAGAGTTGGTACGTTTTGCAAATCTTCTTCTCATATCACTAGGTCTATCGAGTTTAGTCTTTGTTTTAGATATCCTGCGAGTTTTGGGGACAGTCTTTGAATAGCATCGAGTTCTCTTGTGAGCGGTGCTAGTGGTACGCAAATGTTTGCTCCCTGATTAGATAGTTGACGTATCTTCAGTAGTTCGTTTTCTACCCTACGAGCATCTCTCTCGTACGTTTCAGCACGAAGAAACCCGTCATCTGAATAGTTTTCTCTGAGCGTAATAGGTAGTCCTTTTTCGTGCTGCCTTAACCAGACAACTCGCCTCTCTCCCCCTGTGCCTGTATGAGATTCGATATACGCATGATGGAGATGTGCGTTTAGCTCCATCAAGTCAACATCGTAATCTCTCATCAGTATGTATGCCATCAGAGTTCTTTCTTCTTTAGCTTAGTATACCAAACACGTGGTGGACTCTTTGCTTGTGATGTCACCTTATCATGTAAGATAGCGTCAGGCCAACAATGTGCGCGATAGCCACAGAAACCACAGCTACGAGGAAGAACCTTGTTTCCTGTTTTGATGACCTCTCCTTTTCTACGGTATGTTTCGTCCTCTGGTTCGAACTTAACAACCTTAGAGTCAGGATTGAGCAGAACTTTTATACGCTGTTCTGCATCAGCTAAGTATTTCTTTCTGTCAGAGTCCTGCCAGTCAGGAACGGGTACTTCCAGTATTTCACCAGATGATTTATTAACTACAAGCCAGCCACCAAAGGGCATACCCATAGCCTCACTATACAGGTATCCCTGCATGATATAGCCAAATGGGTCTTCCTCAAGTAACTTTTCGTATCCACCTTTGTATTTGTTCTTGAACGCCCAGTCACTTGCAGACTTGATGTCCCACACCCTTTCAACGCCGTCTGAGCCTCGTATGATAAGGTCGAGAGTACCTCTGACTACGTACCCATTCAGATGAAGCGAACACTTCTCCTGCGCGGCTGTAACGTCCACACCAGCCTCTTTGAGAACCAGCATTAAAGCGGCCTCTGTCATGTCCCCAAACAGAAAACGAAACACTGCGTTGTATTCCATGTCCTCTTCGACACCGTCTCTGTCTAGCAGTTGCTGACACATAGGCCGACCAAGACCAGACATACGGATATACCACTCACGCTTTTCCCGCTTTAGCTGTTTAGAAGCAGCATCACGGCAGTCCTGCATGAACTCATCAAGAGATGCAGGGGAGACATCAAGTTCCCCCCTGCTTGCTTTATCCAAAAAGTCTTGAATACTAAGCGACGTTAGCATCTTGGAAATCATCCGCCAAATCGTAGTCGTTATCAAGCATCTTGGTTGCCTCGCGGTTCTTTTCCATAACGTAGTTGTTATGAGCAGCCACCGTCTCAGCAAACATACCCATCAGTTCCTTATCGGCTTCCGTAATAGGTACTTCCGCACCAAGGGTAGGCGATGGAATCCAATAGGTAACACTACCTTTTTTCATACGCGAAGTATTAAGCGTAATAAGGTTACGTTGCATCAGCTTCTTCTGACGAGCAAGCCCATCGATAAAGTCACCCATAGGCTTGAAGCCTGACCGCTTAAAGTAGGCAACAACAGGCTGGGAGTCCAGCACTACTTCCGTACCGTCAGCCGTATTAAACGAACCGCTAATCTGCCCGTAGATTACTTGGTTACAAACAACGGCACGAGAACGCATCTGCGCTTCTTCTGATGCAGTCTCTTCCTCATCACGAGACAGACGACCGCACTTATTACCACCGTCCGTATCGTCAAACTTACCAGTTAGCGTAGGCTTTTGGATAGACTTACACTTGAAAGCCCCCTCATCAGCGTCCCACAGGCTATACTCAAACGTACGAAGGATAGGCCGAAGACTTACAGTCGGAGCGTACAAGAACCTACCGTCCACAAAAACTTTCCAATCACCACGAGTAAGGGACGTACCATCTTCCGTCTCCATATCGTAGTTAATATTCAAACGAGGTAGACCAGTCTGCTTCTGCTGGGTCTGCTGACCAGACGCTGCCATCAAGGCCGCTTCATCATCAGAATTAAAGGCTGCTACCAAAGAGTCCAATTCAGTATTTACAAGATTTCCCATTCCATTCTCCATTTCGATTGGGGTTGCGTAGATTGATTCTACACACTGACTTCATTTAAGTCAAGCCAGTTGTATCCTATTTTTAGTTCGATGTCAACAGGCATAGTATATTTTATGCCGTACCGCTTTTCTGCCTCTTCAGGTATCGCTAGCATAGCTTCCGTCATCAGCTTGATACAGATATCTTTTTCATCTGGGTGTACATCCATGACAATCGAATCATGTACAGTGTTGCATATTACAGACTGTAAATTATTTTTTTCCACTAGCTGGCTAAGACGTACAAGGCACATGGGTAACAGGTCAGCCGTAGCAAATCCCTGAACGGGATAGTTACAGATAGCTGTACGATTTGTAGCCGTACCCCACTCAGTCCACTTGGCATCGGGAAAGGCGTACTGTCTGCCGGAAGGTAGCTTGATTTGTTTGTCCTTAACCGCTTCCTTTTGCAGACTTT